ATCGGATCGGACTTCGACCTCGGCAACGCCCAGGTGAAGGCCGGCGACTACACCGACTCGTCGCTTGGCCGCGAGCTGGAGCGCTCCGACGCGCTTGACGCCGCCGCCCGCGCCTACAAGGAGCACGCCAGGGACCGGCAGGGCGTGGCTTTCACGCCGACGATCGCCACCGCTCATGCGCTGGCCGCGTGCCTGACGAAGATCGGCATCCCGGCGGAGGCAGTCGACGGGAAGATGCCAGTCGACCAGCGCCGCGCGGTCCTGCGCAGGCTGCACGAAGGCAACACCCAGGTCGTCTGCAACTGCGCTGTGCTGACCGAAGGCTGGGACGAGCCGGCCGTGTCGTGCGCGCTGATGCTGCGCCCCACGAAGTCGGCGCCGTTCTTCATCCAGATGGCCGGCCGGGTGCTGCGCCCGTTCGTCGGCAAGGAAGACGCCCTGATCCTTGACGTGGCAGGTTCGTCGGCTCTCGGGCTGGCCACGGTCGCCGACCTCGCCGGCCTGCCGCCCGGGTCAGTGAAGCCCGGCAAGTCAATCCTGGAAGCCGACGAGGAACGGCAGGCGACCGAACAGCGCAAGATCGCGGTAGCAGCCCAGCGGACCCGGCAGGTCGAGCTGCTGCGGCGGTCCGACCTGAAGTGGCTCCAGTCGGACGGTGCGTGGGTGCTCCCGGCCGGGGACTCGACGATGATCCTGGTCCCATCCGGCGCCGATCTGTGGGAAGTCTGGCGGTCGGCCAAGGGCTCCGCCGCGGTGCTGGAGTCCGGCAAGCCACTGACGCTGGACTGGGCGCGCGGCGTCGGCGAGGAAGTCGCCCGGGCCCACGGGGGAGTGCTGTCGCAGGCGAACGCGTCCTGGCGGAAACGGCCGCCGAGCGAATCCCAGGTAACAGCGCTCCGGAACATGGGCTACGCCCTGGACCTCGCAAAGCTCACCAGGGGCGAGGCGTCCGACATGATGACCGTCCACTTCGCGGCGAAGGACATCCGCCGGATGCGGAGAGCGTCATGACCAGCGAACACGAGGACTTCACCCGGCCGCAAAGGCACGACATCGCGACCGAGCGGGCCGTGCTCGGCGCGATGATGCTCAGCCCCGAATCGCTGGCCGAATGCCTGGAGCTGGTCACCGCGGCGGCGTTCCTGCGCCCCGCCCACCAGATCGTTTTCGCCGCGATCGCCGGCCTCGCCGACACCGGCGAGGCAGTGGACTGGCTCACGGTCAGGGCCGAGCTGGAGCGGCGCGGCGAGATCCGGCAGGCCGGCGGCGAATGGATCACCCAGGAGCTGATCAACGCCGTCCCCGTCGCCGCGAACGGCGCCTGGTACGCCCGCAAGCTCCTCGGCATGCAGTCACAGCGCGACCTGGACACCGCCGGCACGCGGATCAGGCAGGTCGCCGGGGAAGCCGAGGCGTCGCCGCAGGAGCGCATCGAGAAGGCCTACGAGGCGCTGGACGAGGCATGCGGCTACACGCTGAAGTCCGGCGCGATCCCGGTCAGCGACCTGATCCTCCCGCTAATCGACTCTCTGGAACGCGGCCACGACGACCTGCCCGGCATCCCCACCGGCTGGACCGACGTGAACGCCGTGACCCAGGGCCTGCGCCCGGGCCAGATGATCGTCATCGCCGGCCGGCCCGGCATGGGCAAGTCGGTGGCCCTGCAGAACATCGCCGCCCACGCGGCACTGCGGGCGCACCAGACGGTCCTCGCGGTCACGCTGGAGATGTCCCGCGACGAGTACATGGAACGGCTGCTGTCCGCCGAGGCCGGGGTAGCCCTGACCTGCATCCGCGACCGGGCGCTGACCGCAGGCGACTGGGACCGGATCGCCAAGGTGCAGCCAGACATCGGCGCGTGCCGCGGCCTGGCCGTGCACGAAGGCCCGCAGCTGACCGTGCAGGACATCCGCTCCGAGCTGCGGTCGATGCGCCGCGCGGGCCAGCCCGCCGACCTTGTGACCGTCGACTACCTCCAGCTGATCCAAGGGCCGGCTAAGCACCGGGAGAACCGCCAGGCCGAGATATCGGAGATCTCGCGCGGCCTGAAGCTGCTCGCCAAGGAGTCCGGCGTGCCGGTGGTGGTGGGTGCCCAGCTGAACAGGGGACCGGAGCAGCGCACTGACCACCACCCGGTCCTGGCCGACATCCGCGAGTCCGGCGCGCTGGAGAACGACGCCGACGTGGTGATCCTACTGTACCGCGACGACGCCTACTTCGACGAGTCACCCCGGGCCGGGGAGATCGATTTCATCATCGCGAAGAACCGCTCCGGCCCCCGCACCACGGTCTCCTTGGCCTTCCAGGGCCACTATTCGCGCTGCATGGACATGGCGTCGCCGGACTGGTCGGCGTCATCGGTGCTGGGAGGTGCAGCGTGAGCGCACCCCTGGCCGACCGCTGCGAATGCGGCTATGAGGACGACCTGCCCCCGGTTCAGCCGCGCGACGTGACCGCAGACGGAGAGGGCCAGCTGGCCGAGTACGTCTGCCCTGACTGCGGCAGGCGATGGTTCACCAGCTGGCTAGCAAGCGCGGTTGATGCCGCGTGACCGCCCAGCCCATCCAGACGACCCGAGCAAGGAGACATCAGGCATGACGCAGATCGGATTCCCCCTCGACCAGGCCCACGAGGCCCTAGACCAGTTCCTGAACGACGAGGATCGCGACCACGACGGCGAGCGGATGGACCGGTGGATCGGTATCCCGGCCGAGCAGCCGCGCCCGAACCGCGAGTACGACCGGGTCGTCGCCCACATCGTCGGGGACGAGCACTACCAGCGGATCCTGAACGGCTACCAGCAGTGGACGAAAGCCCAGGAAGTCCGTGACGAAGAGCTTGACCCGCCGTCCGGCTACACGCCGTGGAAGCACTCGCCGACTGCCAGCATGGACCGGCTGATGCCAGTCGAGCCGCTGCTTGACGTGCTGTCGCGGTCAATCTTCCGCAAGCCATACGCCGACCTGGAGGGCGACGAGTTCGAGCGCGAGACGTGGCACGTCCGGTCGACGGCGATCATGTGCCTGCTCGAAGTGCAGCTCGACCCGGATGGCAACGGCGCAGTCCCGATCCTTACGCTCAGCCATGACCCCGACGAGCCCGGACCGGGCCTGCGCTGGCAAGTTGCCTGCCGCACCGGGGTCCGCGGCCTGTACGTGCGCGCTGTAGCGGGCTTCTTCGGCGACGAATGGGAAATCCTCACCGGCTCCGGCTATGTGCTGACCAGGGGCTGGTACGAGCGCCAGGAGGCTGAGGCTGCCTGCGCCGCGCTCGGCCGCGTGCTGCCGAACGCCGACTGGATGCGGCTGACGCCGGACGGGTTCACTCCCACGGCCCAGGCCGCGATCGCGGCAGTCATCAAGCGCTACCGCTTCGGCCCCGATGACAGTAAGCCCGACCCCGATGTCCTTGATGAGGTCGTTCCCGCGCCATCAGCCGAGTCGGCAGCCCTGGACGGCCCGCCTGCCGCGGTCGGCGTGCTCGGCGAAGTCAGCGACGCGTCGTGACCACCCACACCGGAAGGACCGGACCCATGACCGCTGCCACGACTGACGGAACCCGGGCTGAGGCCGGGATCCGCGCCGAGCTGGGCAGGCTCGCCCCGCTGCCTTCAGAGGGCCCTGTGGGCTCAGCGGAGATGATCCGCTACCTGCTGGTGCGCGCGTCGGCCCGGTACCACCTGATGCTGGAGACGGCGTTCGGCCCGGACGGCCAGGCGGCGATGTGCGCCGAGTTCGCCGCAGCGGTCGCGTTCCGCGAGCTGGAGGAGATCGCGGGACCGCAGACAGCATCCAGGCTGGCCCAGTCGGTCCGGGATGCGTGGGCTGACGGGGGAACGCTGGGGGAGCGGGCGTGGTCGCTGCTCGGCGCCGGACTGTCCGGCCGGGTGCAGGAACTGACCCGCAAGCTCGGCGACTCCACCCAGCCGGAGATCGGGTACTCGCGGCTCCACGGCAAGCTACGCGACCGGATCGACGCGGCCCTCCAGGACTCCATGGACTCCTGTGCCCGCTGCAAGGCATGCGATGCCCAGGTAGACGCGGTGATGGCGGTACTGGCCGCTGAGGCCGCTCCCGTGTCGTCCGCAGCAATCGAGGCCCTGACCCGGCTGGCCAGCGACCAGGTGATATTCACCGAGCGGGACTTGGTGGACGCTCCTGACCCGCTGACTGCCGAGCGGAAGGCGCGGAGCGAGTTCGCGGCGCGGGCGCTCAGCGCGTCTCGCGAGGCCGCTCCCGTCCCGTCAGAGCCGGTCATGGAACTGCTAGAGGACGCCTGGAAGCTGATCCGCGCCACCGACCCGAGTCCGATGCCAGAGAGCTGGAAGGCTGCCGTGACCGCGTGGCGGGACCGGTACGAGGGCGTGGTGCGAGGGTACGCGGCAGCGAAGGCCGGGTGCCGGGCGGCCGAAGCTGACGAGCCCGCGCCTGAGCCGGTCCCGCCGCTGCCGCCCGGAGACTACGGCCGGATCGAGATCCCCGGCTTCCGCAACCACGTCGGCTGGTGGACAGATGGCCTGATGGCCGGCCAGCCGGTCATGGTGTGCAGCGACCGGGACGGCAAGGTGCTCGCCCGGTACATCCCGGGCCCGGGCTTCCGGTTCGTCGACCTGGAGGTTCCGTCGGTGACCGTGCGGCAGGACGAGCCGGCGGCGCTTGAGTGGCGGCGCGATCCCGATGACGACGACTCCGACGACTACGTAGCTCACGCCCGCGGCTGCAACGACCCGAACTGCATCCCGTTCTGACCGCTGGCCTAGGCCCTGACAGAAACCTGCTGGAAGTGACGAGAAGATGACACGCGAGCCAACAACCCCGCCCAAAGCCAAGGGATCCTGCCTTTACGGCTGCGGAGAGACCCTGGTCTTCACCGGCGGGGAAACGCGCTGCACCGCGCCTGACTGCCCGGATCCGGGCGTGATCACCGCCCTGATCGCGAACGCAACCCCGGATCATTTCGTGGAGTTCGGCCCGGACTGGTGGCAGATCTCCCACCCGCTGCGGGAACTCGCCGGCGGCCCTACAGCGCTGAATCCGAACCGGTGCACGCTCGCCGGGTTCGTCAACGCGCTTCCGTC